TTTCAGTGGATGACCAACGTTGGTTGCATCACTTTGATCAAATATATAGTTGGTTTCACGAACAAAACTTAGAATTGGGTTGTTCACTCCGTCAATTGCATATATATGGCCACTGCCAGTGGGGTTTGGCACACTAGTCACAATAAACGTTTGAGTAATTACAGGCAAATCACCGACGGTGTCTCGTGCTACACGTTGATTTGATGGGACTCTAGGTAATCTCGTTCCCATATTTGAAATTCCGCTAGATTGTAAATATTGTACAATAGTATTTAGATTTTTTTCAATTAAGGCAGTACTACTTTCGTCGCTACCAACTCCAAATAATGTTGTTGTAAATATTTTACTGTTTGACTGTATCATATTGAAATAGGATTTGTTGATGTTTGACCAGTATAATTGTTATTAGGTGTAGCATTTAGATTTTGTAATCCCAATTTATTAGATACCTCAGACGTACTTGGAATCTGTAATTTATTCCATGGCGTGTTACTCAATGCACTTGATGCTTGCTGCACTACAGTGCCGGTGCCAGTCTGAAATGTTGTGGTCGCATTTTGTAAATTAGTTGATAAAAATGCAGCTGATCTTCCAAATTGTTGTTGTAGTGTTTTTATATTTTCAGATGTGGCTATTGATTTAATTTTATCGTTAGCAGCCTGCGTAGCAGAATTAAATTGATTTACTGGCAGTGGTTGTGATGCTATACCAACTATACTATTTGTCGGTCCTTTGGCAACAGATAAAATATTGTTTAACCCGCCGCCTGTGACTATTTGAGAAGAATTTGTAAATATGCCTGATAAATTTGATACACCAGATACACCAGGATTACCTTTAAGTGCAGAAGTTATACCAGTGATTCCTGCTGCTGCAGAAGTGATGTTAAATCCATTACTAGATACACTGCCAAATCCTGCTGTAGTTTGTATTGGCAAGGCAGACTGAAATGAAGGTCCAGTTTCGGTTCTATAAGGAATATACGTTTGATTTAACGCACTTCCTACACTTGCACCACGTAGTCCATTAGTAAAACCTTGAATTAATTCTCCTTTGGCTAGATTTACAAAATCAATATTTTTATTTGTTTGATATGCCCTCACTGCCTTAAATGCCGCACTACCCCAACTACGACCACTACCATCTCTAATAATTTCGTCTAATGCATTTACTACACCGCCAGGGCCTAATATCGTGTTTGTTCCTCCGCCTGCAACTGTAAGCGGACTAGGTGATTTGTCATAGTGTAGATCTGCAAATCCTCTGGCTACTCTAGCTGCACCGCCTGCATACAATACTGTTTCATAAGAAATAGTCATTGTATTTTCTAAGGTGCCGTCTTGACCGTTTTGATGTGTGCCGTGACGGTATGATGTTATTACCGGATTTATGAGTGTATATTCACTAAATCTTTTTTGATGTAAACTGTATATTCTAATAGCCTGAATATACTGTGTTGAAATACTGCTATCTTTTCTAGGACTGTATCCAAATTTGTTTAATAAGGTTCTTTGTCCTAGTGTTTGTTTGGTATTTCTTAGATAAATTGGATTCAAAGAACCTGTTGCATCACCATAGTTATTGTCCATATCTCTGTAATAATAATTGTAATAGTCAAACCAAAGTTTTCTTACTATGTTCGCAGCATCGTCATGAAAGGTAATATTAATGTCTTCATATCTAACTTTGCTTTGCACAATAGAAGGTCTGTTATAATTATTCAATGTTTTTGTATCTACACGAAATTTTGGAAGGTCTACGGATTTTACTAACAGTCCTGCTTCAATTTGATTGCGTTGATTTACTGAAGATAATTCTGGATTTAAATCAAAAAACACATGAAATAGCCAAGTATATTTTGGTGCTCTTTCATAGTTGCTTGTAACAAAAAGTCTACTGGCGTGAGCATAATCTTTAATTGTGTCACCAGTGGCAAATTGTCTTAAAAAACCATTAAAAATATTGGCCATATAATCTCTTTTACATTATTTAGTTCAAAAAAAAGCCCGGAATAAACCGGGCTTGTCAAAACTTAAGTCAACTTATAGCGTGATAGTACCAGGATTAGCCAATGTAGCTGCTCTTCTTCCTACCAAGCTACCAATACCTGTACCAATTGGCGACTGTATAGCATTATCATACATAATTGTTAAGGCAATTGTTGCTGCTTCATTGGTAGCATATGACATTTCTCCATAATTCACTGCAGAAAGTAAAGCTCCATTTATTTCCCATGTCTCTAATACACCAGAAGAACTAGTAGGACTAAATGCTCCATTGCCACCATCTAGCATTTCAAACTTGAGAGTGAATTTGTAATCAATACCGGCTGCTGCTGAACTTTGTTCTACAAAATCAAATTGTTTCTGAATTTGTTGTCCAACTAATTTGCTTACATTACCGCCTGCGTCGTCGCGTAATTGAACGTTTACTGGTTCCCAAGTTGGTTTACCAACCAAATGTACTTTGGAGTTATAGACATCAATAGTGAATGGATTCATGTTTAAATTTGGGCGGCTGATGCTATCAACCTGCTTAGTCAGTTCTACAAGATTGGAACCCGACAGTCCAAAATTTTCAAATACCGCGCGAAAACGATATTTTAATTTTGGCATTAACAAACCTTGTGTAGTTGCACTTTGATTTGATGCCAACGGAACTGTAAAATTTTTCAACGAGGCAATTGCCATTTTAATCTCCTATTATAGGTATTTACCAAAAGTTTATTGGAATCTATTGGAGCCTCTAAGACTCCAATATATACCCATATTATACTCCTGCTGCGATATCACCTGGATTCTTCAATCGAATTGGAATGTAGATAAATTCAACATCTTTCATAGGTTCAATGGCAATGTCAACATATAGTTCATTACGAGCAATACGTGCCGGAGTGTTATTACTATCGTCACACACTACCACATAATCGTAGATACCACGTTTTGCAATTAGATCGTTAATTGCGCTACTGATAATATTCTTGATTTGATCTCTAGTGATTTTATCATTTGGTTCAAACAAGAAAGCATTACCAGCAGTTGCCAAAATGGTACGTAGATAATTTACCAATCTAGCCACATTAATTCTGTCAAGGCTGCTTGCAGTTGGATTACGAGTTTTTTGTCCCCATACTACCAAACCTACACCTGGTAGACTTGTAATTGGATTTATTTTATTCTCGTATAACGTATCGCGTAGACCTTGACGAACACCTTCAAATGTAAATTCACCAGTTGTAGCATCAATATATCCAATACTGCTAGCATTATCCACTAACCCACGACGTGTGCCTGCAGGAGCAAACCACGGGTAACTTACATTGTCGTTAAAAATCATTGTGCGTAATGCTAAATGACTTGCCGGCACAACAATATCATTGCCTTGTAAATCGCTTGATAAACCACTAGGATAATAAACTCCTAAATACTCTGATGCAGTAGCTAGTCCATCTCCATTTGTGTTATTGCTGTAATTTGCAATATCAATTGCGTTTGGTGCCAGTCGCATAGGAGTATCACCTATCACAAAAGCAGTTTGCGCACGATCATTATTTAGAGCAATCATTTCATCAATTACTTCTGGGTATGCCGGAGCTGCTATAATATTAAACTGAAACTGATCTTCTCTAACTTCAGTATTTGCCAAGACAGCTGCTTGCATGGCTGCTGTTACCATTCGTCTTTGCGCTTGTCTACCCATATAAGGACTACCATTGTTTTTTAAACCACTGGCTGTCTGCCATGTGTCTTTGACAGTAGGCAACGAACTACCTGCACCTGGTACAGTTGGTAAATCTGGATAAGCTTGTGCATTAAACTTGTTGCTTACAAACTGTTTGACATTAAATCCACTACGTCTCAGGTTAAACAGTAACATTCCTCTTGGATATAATCTATAGTCTGGTGCATCTTGGTCTAAATAGTCGCTAGCCAACAAATCTGTAATTGAAGGTAAAGAACCTGCAATAACATCTGTGGTGCCATCTGTGTCCCAACGTGCATCAGCAAATAGTATGCCATTCTGTCCAACTTGATCAGTGTTATCAATTTGTACCCATTCACTTCCATCATATCTATAAATATCTGGATAGTTTTCTAAATCTCCCGTATCTAACCATAGGTCGCCTGCTACTAAAGCCGTAACACCATCGCTTTGATATTCTGGCTCACTGGCACTGACAATAACACCTTCTGGATCTGTATTTGCTAGAGCATAACCCCTTGCATCGGTTTTTCCAGACCAGTATGCGCTTCTATAGCCTCTCCATCCGCCTACATCATTGATCATAATGTCCACTGCCGCAGGATCACTGTAATACCATAATGTTCCATCTGCTGGTGCCTGATAAGGCTCTGTAGTGCTATATGTATAAGTCAATGCTTGCCAGTTAGTCAATGCCAACACTGAACCGTAAGCAATGGTGCCTGTTGTGTTACTAGTAAATCCTGCGTCAGCAGTGGGCGTGCCGCTTACATCAGTGAGATAAATGTCACCGCCATAAATGTGTGTAAATGTTATAATACTGTTTGTGACATTTATATCCAGTTCAGGAATATCTTCGGCCAAAATATCAGACACAAAACTTAGAGCAGTTGTTCCCGACAAGGTAATTGTATATTCAGTGATAGTGTCGGTTCCAATTGACGTGACACCAATCGTGATTTGTTCGGCAGCAGTGAACGGATTGGCCCGTT